CAGATCTACATCTGGACTTCTGGTACATACGATGGGAAAAATTGCCATCGCATTAATTACTCTAATTTTTAACTAAGGAATCAAATACTGATTCGCATGTTTAACTGTTTTTTATTTTTAGTTAATATTCTGTTTGTTGCTCTTATCTGTTGAAATTAGTAAGAGATGATAATTCTAAAGATCAGACAGACTTATAGTAGGCGTAGAGTTTTTATTCATATTGGATCATTTAGGTTGAATTTTTACAGCTACTGCAGATATTACATATTGTTGTTTTCCTATCTCTTTCCCTTTCAGGTTGATAATTGCATTTGCCCCATGTTGTTTGGCGGCATCAACCAGCTTCCCAACCATATATTGTTTTGAAGGTATTGCATAATCGGAGAATGTTTGAGGGGCTCCGTCTTTGATAATTGTGATGCCTGGTGCGCTTATCTTCTTATCAGGTTTACCATAGGTGAATACCAATGAAAGGCTTGATAAAGGAGTATAATCTAATACAGAAGGAACAGCCCCCTCAGGATAGATATAAAATCCTTCCTTTACATATTGAGTATAATCACTCTTGTACAGAGCTTCTGAGTATCTCGGAGAACAAGAGGTTAATATACCAATTGATAATAGGGTAAATAATAGTTTTTTCATTGTAATAGAGTATTTAAGTGTATAATATCTAATTCCCGTAAGTGGCAACATAGGTAGGGTTTGCGTAGGATATTCCCCAAAAACTATCCTTTCCATATACTCCAATAAGACAATTTCCATTTTCCCATGTATATCCATTTGGTTTCGGAGTTCCATATTTCTTTTCTATCAGCTTACTTATATCTTCATCCGTCTTTATGATAACTTCTGAACAAATGAGCTTCCTGTATTTATTGAAATAGTATCTGGTCTTTATACCATTTTTTTCGGTATAAAGTAGCGCAGACACACCTGATAAGCTCCCACTCGATATGCCAAAATCCCCTAACACAATATTTTCATCTGTGGAAAAGGTTTCCGTGATTATATTTTGATATCGACTTTCCATCTCTGAATAAGATAAATTCCAATCTGCTTCAGGTTCGGTAAATGGTAAGTTAACTTCATCATCACCACAACCGCAGAGAATAAGAAGTAATAGCGTTATTGAAAAGAGTTTTTTCATGATAATAAAGAGTTTCGTTTATTGCTATTTGGCTCTATTTATTATGATGGTTATGAAGCGGTAAAAAATGGTTTGACTTTACGGCAAAAGTAGATTTCCAATCATATGTATCACTATTCTACATATTCTAAAAGTTTTCTTTTATTGCTCCACAATACAATATCAGACTCAGCGTCAGTTTCTGCAAATTCCAAATATTTCAGGAATTTATCTCTCAAATAACCAACAGCTGTATCATTTACTACTGTTACCCTCTTACTTATTGTTTCTTTTAAATAGGTCTTGTTAATTAATTGAAAATTTAAGATTGAGCGCGAAATACTATTTCTAAAATAATATTCGGATGTTCCTGTAACATAATTCATCAAGGTAAATCGGTTTCGCTTTACATATACAGCATTGAATCTAATATCTTTGAATCGATCATCGGCAAAAGAATTAAATCTCAAATCATTTTTGTAAACTCCAATAATACTAGAAAGATAGTTATTTACGTGACTACCAAATCTTTTTTGAAGGTCACTATCTTTATTATCCTGAAATTTTATAAATGATGAACTCACTACCGCAGAAATAAAACTGGTCATTTCAAATGCTATATTGGGTACCAATTCTTTTTTATCTGTACTTTTGAAATAATATGTTCTGCTTTTAGATTCTGTTTCGTTAATTAGATACCTTTCTTTATAAAACGTGAATAGTTTTTGATAATATTCATCATCATTATCAAAGAAGTTGTTATAATAGCTGTCACTGATCCATCCACCATCAGTAACAATATATCTTCCATTTCTTTCCGTTACGAATATGGAAACAAAGCAATCATTTGTGGTAAACAAAGGAGTTACAATTTCGATAGTTTTACCATACTTCTTCACACTCCATAAGGAATTGAATGTTTCTTTTATGATGTCAAATATATCTTCCATATCATTCTTTAAATGTAATATTTTCCAATGGGTCTGAATTTTCTGCTTCTTTATCGAAGGGGAGAATACCAGGGGACGAATTTAATTGAAAATTCTCATATTCAATGTTAGCCTCCTGCATAAAATGATAAATGCATATTGAAATATCTTCCAAAGCTTTCCTTTGTACTTCATCTTTTAATGCTTCTGTTTTATATGCTATTTCTTTTCCATCACTCCAATATTTATGAAAATGTGGCGTTGGGACCTTTTGTTCATTAATGGGTATTTGAAAGTTTGAATTTCTATGTGATGGACCAGATGAATCATATCGAAATAAGGGTTTTTCACAAAAAGGAGGACATTTCAAACTGAATTTAAAGTCTGTATCAATGTCTTTTTTCTGTTCAACAGTAAAAGCTACATCAGCAAAATCCTTGCAGTAAATAGGCATAGCTTTCCTTTTAGTGTCAGGTCTACTTTTCTTTTCATCATCTAAAGCCATATAGTTGCTAGATGGAGTCTTTTCTTCATTTATAAACAAATCATATTGCTTATAATTATCACGAATAGTCTCACTAAATTGCATAATAAAGTATTTTAGTTTATAAATCGTTTATCCATTTTGTTTTGATTACCAAAGGTAGTCAAAATGTGTATTTCGTTTTTTATTTTTGGTTTCCTCATTACACCAAAAACATCGTTTTGGTTTCTTTAGTAAACCTAAATTTTGGTTTCCTGAGTAAACCAAAGTTAGTTTTTGGTTTACTTTTTGGTTTACTCAGGAAACCATATATATAGAGTATATAGAGAATATACATATACACGCGTATGCGCGCGAGGGATGTTTATAAACCCTTTATTATATTTCCTCTCTTTCTAACCTTCCTATCACTTTGTAGAGATAGAGTATATCAGATTTATTAATGTCGCGATCTGGATATTCTCTTTCTCCTGATGGGTTCAGTTTTGCATTGTATGAACACAGCTTCAAGTATTCATCACCGAGCTTAGATTGATATACCGCCTTTAGCAGCCTGTCAGATGGAGTTATAACCACATAACAGCGTCCGAAGTCGATATCTCTTGTAGATGTAACCGGTCTAACGAATACTACATCTCCTGATTTATATTTGTCATACATGGATTCTCCATATACAACCAAACCATAACTTCCCTTAAAAGATGGAATATTGACGAATTCCAGCACTTTGTTCTCGTCACCATGTAAGCCTATACCCTGACCTGCGCAAACGCGAATATCGAGAATCTTTTGGCCTTTGTCGGAAGTATCAGACAGGCCGAATAAGTCTTTACCTAATATTTCATTTATTTGTTGGAGGTATTCAGGTCTAAAAGACTTTGCATAAAATCTACTATTTAATGCCTGGTTCGTAATGCCGAGTTTATCTGCCAGTTCTACCAACCCAATACCATTTTTCTTTAAAATGTCTCTTACTTCTTCTCCTGTCATAACGGTTGAATTTAAAATATCTGTTAAAAATAACGGTTATCAAAGAAGAAATATTGAATATCTCTTTGATAATATTGAATCACCCTTTATCTTTGACGTATCAATCAAACAAAGGAACAAATAATCAATCAATTACACAATACCTCAAACGGGGTATTGAATTTAAAAAAGAGGAGAAAAGAAATGAAACAGTACAATTTATCTCAGATCATGAAAAGCGCTCATAGAAAGTTCAGAAGTGTCAAAGGTGAAAAGTCTTTCTCAGAGTGCTTGAAATCAGCTTGGATGTTTGCTAAGTTGCAGGTTTCATTCTCTGATGAAAACATCGCTAAGAAAGATAGAGAGTTTGTACAAGCTCAGAATGCGAAGTTTGAGAAGGTTGCTCCTTCAAAGCGTAGTTCCTATGATGATTTATCTATCCCGGCATCTGCATATTACAATGCGAATAGCACAGGTCGATTCGGTTCTCATTTTGTCAACGATTAAAAGATACAGATATGAAAATAGTATTGAAAGTTTCATTAAGAGAGGCCAAAAGAGCCTCAGAAGCGATACGCGATAATTGGCATTTGAGAAAAGGATTCAATCAGGTTGAAACCAATGTATGGGAGGCTGATAGTGAGTTCTGGGGAAATCTGGAGGATGAGGACAATGTTGATGAACTGAAGTTCTTGGTTGAAAATCAGTTTGGATTTTTGGGAATATCAGAAGAAGAATATGAATTTAATGAAGAGGAGGAATAATCAATGACACAGAAAGAGTTTGAAGAAAGAACCGGATTGAAAATGACGGCAGATAGTTACACGGAGGTAGAACAGTGCTATATGAATACGGAGCTCGACAAGGATGCGTTCTGTAAGTTATGGCTGGAAAGCCCCGTGGCCCTAAAAGAGATAGAGCGAAAGACAGTGTTAGTGCGTGAGCTTTTTGAAGAGCGTAAGATGATGGCAAATTTCCTGATCGAGCAGGCTGAGAAGTGGAGCGCATCAGATTTGAGAGATAAGGCGATTAGCATGATTGGTGAGAAAGAGTATCTCCATAGGAAGATTTTTAGAAATTTCAACCTTTGGGAAGTCGATAAGGATTTACTGTTGGAGTTGTTGAAAGTTTGATTCAGGATGACAGGCTGGAGCGGTCTTCGAGCCTCCCCCTTTGATGGGACTCCAGCCACGCATGCAGGCTTAGTTTTTCGTAGCAGTCCTTTTGAGAATGTGCCATCCTTCGGGAGAATCTGAAAAGAGACGCAGGTTGAATACCCTTAATATTCCGCATGGCAGCGTTAAGCCGGACCCCATCAGGTCTTGGAGCCTACCCTTTGATGTGGAGATGGGGAACAACATAGGAGCGATTACCCAAAGTAATCTATTCGGAAGAATCCGCGACCAGTCGTTAGAAGCGGCATTATAAGAAGGTCGAGCACACAACGTTCGAAGCAAGCAGCCGTAAGGTCGAGGCAAGCAGACGGGTTAAGTAAATCAGCCGAACATGCCCTGAACGGTTATGCAGTGAACAATAGTAACTGATAACTCCGGTGGGAAGAGCAGAGAGAGCTTATCGGGGCACAAATTATTAATCATTGAGTTATGAGAAATCATGTAAGATCATGTAAGGAGCTGAATCGCTCCATTATGCCGGAAGGTTGGGATGCAGGGAAAGATAAGATATCATGCTTCACCCTGTATGCATCAGAGGAAGAGAAGAAGAAGTTTATGAAGAAGTTTTCAAGGTATCGGGATAGATGCTATAAATCGGAAATCATCTGCTTTATGCTTTCGAACTATCTTGCTTATGCTTCTGGTAAACGATTCGAGATGTCGGCTATTAAGGTCTGGAAGTATGGGACAAAGAATCCTTGTCCTGATGGCTATGTTAATTATTCGATAGGTGCGATCCCTGTTGGATTTATGAAGGTGGTGAAAGGTTCTTTGAAGTCTATTCCTTTCAGGTTCCAGAGTGAGTTGATATATCATGTTGTCAGTGCATTTTATAATGCTCCTGACCGATTGGTGGATGAGGTTATAAACCGTATCAATGAAATAAAGCACCCCACAAAGAAAAGTGATAGAGTGGTAATATTACAAACTGTTGTACCAGAGAAGGAATACCAGTTGGTGAAAGAGTACGCCATTCAGAATGGGATGAATATTTGTGACCTGTTGAGGGTAGTGTTGAAGACGGTGTGTATGTCAAAGAGGGACAGGAAATATGATGATTCACCAATAGGAAGGGTATTCAACCTATATCGAATTCTCAAACAGAAAAGAGAGCCGTTCGTAGTTGGGCCTAATTATCGACTACTATTCGTTGAAATAACCGGAGACAGAGAGAGGTATTATCTTACGAAGTTTCTTCGAAGAAGAAGAATCACCAAAACAGAGATGTTGAGAAAAGCTGTTCGGGCGCTGGATGATGTGGTAACACATCGAACCCGGTTAGAGAAGAAAATTATTTTTGAACCGGATGAGGAAGATGAGGATGATACCGATTATTGGTATGAGAGGATGGCGAGAAGAGATTTCGTAAGGTCTATATATGTTTGATTATTAATTTGAAGATATGGAAAAGTACACAAAAGAAAGCCTGGCTAAAATGACGCCAGAAGAGTTAGAGAATGTAGTTCTCAAATTACAAGATGAATTAGAGGCAGAGAAGATCACGAGTAAGCAATATTCTACTTGGTGGAATCAGGAAACAGAAAGACGTAGAAGGGACGTTGAAAAGCTAAATGTATTGCATAACCTGATTCATTCTTGGGAAGATAAAAATTAAGTAAGGAGGGTAAACATGAAAGAGGATGAAAGAAAGCCTATTGCGCCGACGTTGCGTAATATGGAAGTGAATGATGTGGAAGAATGGCCATTGGAAAGAATTGATACCGTTACAATGACGGTAGGTAGATTCTCCCGTAAGTTCAGGGCGAAAGGCATCAAGTTCAGAACATGGACGGATAAGCTGGAGGTGAAGGTTCAGAGAATAGCGTGATCATGGAAAGTCTGTCATGTGCTGAAAGAGAGATCGCGAATGAGTTCTGCAAGGGCTTTTCAGATAAGGAAGTGGCGGATAATCTGGATAAATCATATTGGACCGTCAAGACACAGAAAAAAGCTATATACAAGAAGCTCGGAATATCGAAGGATACCGAGCTTATTTTGTATATGGTTTGTGAGAAAGTGCAGCGCAGATTCGAATTGAAAGAAATACGCAAGCATGGTTTAGAATTATTGTTCTCTGCCCTATTTCTGGTTATGCAGGTCACTTGCAATAATCTGGATAATATGAGAATGATGAGAGTGAGAAGAGGTCGAAAGACAGAATATGTATGTGATTATGGAGGAGGTGATGAAGATGGATATAAATCAATTTGACCATTTAGTTACGATCTATCGGGTGATGAATCAAAAGACATTTGGTTTCAGGTTCTCGGCTGCCATTGTCGGAGGACGTATTCGTTTGCAGAGGTTAATTGATTCTGGATTGATTAGAACGGAGAAGAAAAGTAAGTCACAGAATGGAAAGTTGTATTGCAATGCAAGTGATGTATTGCGTAATGCTGTAGCATGATGAAAGTAAAAGATTGGTTTTATTATTCGGTTCTGGTGATGTTATCATTGCCGATTGGGTTGGTGTGTTGTGAGGCGATAGTTTTGCAGATTATCGGTCTGGGGTATGGATATTTGTTTTTTAGAGGGTTATTTAAACCATTATTTGATCGGAAGGAACAAGATAGCTCAGGCAAAGAATGATGATAGTATAGCCCGTGAGGATGATTCTCCCCTTTTGGAGATGTGTTTTGTTTGTGTTGTTATACCGGGTGTATCGTCTGTGAAGATAGTGCACCCTTTTTATTTGGAGAAGTGGCGGAATTGGTAGACGCACCACTCAATAATAGGAATGCCAACCTTAGATGTGGTGAGCTTGGCAACTCATCCCGGTTCGACTCCGGGTTTCTCCACGAATCATTAATTTTTAATTAGTTGAGATATGGTACAAGAATTAGTAACAATTCAGCAGAAGCTGAAAGCCCCTAAAGGGCAGTACAACAATTTTGGGAAATATAAGTACCGGAGTTGTGAGGATATTCTGGAGAGTGTAAAACCCATTCTGACAGAGTGTGAGTGTTCATTGGTGATAACGGATGATGTGGTGCAGGTTGGTAATCGTATCTACATCAAAGCAACGGCAACCCTTACCAACAGTAAGGGAGAACAAGTTCAGACATCGGCGATGGCTCGTGAGGATGAGATATTAAAAGGCATGGCATCTTCACAGGTTACTGGAGCGTGTAGTTCTTATGCAAGAAAGTATGCGTTGAATGGATTATTCTGTATTGATGACACAAAGGACCCAGATGCTACCAACAAGCATGGTAAGGATGAGAAGCAGGAAGATGAAGAGAGCTTAAACCTTGCATTGGAGTTGATTCGAAATGCGAAAACCACGGCAGACCTCACGCAGATATATAATGAGTGTGAGGGATTCAGAGGAAACAGCAAGTTTATGAATGCGTTGAGTATGCGAAGAAAGGAGATCGAAAGGAGATGAAGTTAAGAGAAAGCCCGGTAGTGTTTGACCAAGAAAAACATACCTACCGTCTGGAGGATATTTTGTTGGAGGGTGTAACTACCCTCCTACGCAATCAGCTTTTCCAGAACAAGTATGATGATATACCAAAGGAAATTCTGGAAAAAGCGGCAAAAAGGGGAACGCTGATACATGAGCAATGTGAGCTGGTGGATGCGTTAGGTATTGATCCGGTGATTCTGGAAGCGAAGAATTATAAACTCCTGAAAGAAGAGCATGGGTTGAAGCCAATAGCGAATGAATATCTCATTTCAGATGAGCTTGCTTTTGCAAGTAGTGTGGATGTCATATTTGACGGTGAATCAGAAAATGATGATGAGGTATATCTTGCTGATATAAAAACCACGGCAAAGCTTGATATTGATTGGCTGAGTTGGCAGTTGAGTATCTATGCCTATATGTTTGAGATGCAAAACCCTCATCTGAGAGTTAAGAAGTTATATGCTATCTGGCTGAGGAATGAAGTGAAAGAATTGAAAGAGGTTCAGAGAATCGACAATGATACGATACAGAAGTTGTTTGATTGTGAGATGAAGGGTGAACCATTTATATCTTCTGAAATTCCTTTGCCAGATAGCAGGCAAATAATCCCTGTAGAAGTATTTGAAAGAGCTCAGACTATTATCTCATTAGATGGGAAGATAAAACAGCTCACAGAGGAAAAGAAACGTATCTCCGAAGAATTGTATCAATACATGGAAGAAACCGGAGAATCAAAGTGTGAGCATGAGTTGTTTATCGTATCACGGGTGATGCCCACCACAAAGAAGTCGCTCGATACGAAGGGGCTGGAGAAATGTGAGCCGGCAATTTATAAGATGTATTTGAAGGAGACAGCAGTAAAAGGTAGTATAAGAGTAACACCAAGGAAATAATGGCAGAGGAAGCGATACTAACAAAGCATGATGGTGAAGTGAAGATGTCAAAGGACTTTGATTATCTATGTTCTAAGCTCAGAAATGGCAGATATAAGTTGAGTATCGTTCGTTGTTCAGAGAAAAGAACAATAAGCCAGAATGATTTGATGTGGATGTGGTTCGGATGTATTGAGGATGAGACAGGTACACCGAAGAATGATATCTACCTGTATTATTGTAAGAAGTTCCTGAGCCGTTTGGCTCTCGTTCATGGTGAGGAGGTGATGATATATGATACTTCTTCCAAGCTGAATACCAAACAGATGTCGGACTTCATGACGAAGATTCAAGTAGATGCAGTGATGGAACTCGGTATTAATCTACCCCTACCGATTGATCGGTTCTATGAAAGTTTCGTGGGAGAATATGGAAGAAGATGAGCGGGCCGTTTGGTTCGCTCTTTTTATTAATTAATAATTATTTAAGATGGAAATTCAAAAAGTGAAAATCACGAAGGATAACACCTGTATGGTAGTGTATTCTAATGCTGATGGTGATGTGATAACGCATCAGGGAGGAAATATCATTCACAAGGATTTGAGAGAAGCGATGAATGCGCTGATACCTCACCTTGCAGTATTGACAGAACAGAGAGAAGCGTATAACAGTACGTTGTCAGAGGTAAGAGCGAAGGATGATCTTCCGGTGAAATTATCTGTTCAGGGTGTCAGTATCTCCGGAGATAGCATAAATAATGGAATCCAGATCACCGGCTGCCGGATGTTGTTAACAGGCAAGGTTCTGAACCTGAATAGCCCTACTGCTATGCTTGATGGAGAGACGGATAAGTATGAATATGCCGATGCCCTTTATCAATTGATAGAGAATATCAAATTTGAAGTCCGGCAATATATTGAGCAAAAGAAATGGGCAATCAAACAGGGAGAATTATTTGAAGATGGAGACGGTACACCGTTTGATGGTTCTGTTGAAACTCTGACAGGTGGTGTTGATATTCCACAAGCGGATATCGCAATCAGTGAAGCTCCGCAGCCGGAGAAGGAAGTGAAGAAGATGAAGAAAACCAAAAAAACTAAGAGCGCAGCGTAAGATGTTAGGTCCTTTAAAGATTGTACTCACTCCGAATTGCTATAAGGTTTCATTCGACTTTCACCCTATGATGTTGAAGTGTGTGAAGAGGATACCAAGTGCCGAATGGAACATGGATGGTAAGTTCTGGAAGGTAAGCACTGATGATTACAATTATCTAAAAGTGATGGCTGATTGGGCAGTTCAAAATCGATATTGTGGAGGTGTCAAGGCTTACAAAGAGGAACAGCCTGTACAGGACTATACACTCCCTCCCATGCCACAATTACAGGTTGAACATGGTTTAAAAGTTGAACCCTATGATTACCAGAAGGAAGGAATTGCGTATGCTCTCATTCATAAGCGTTGTTTCTTCGGTGATGAGCCAGGATTGGGCAAAACGATGCAGGCAATAGGCACGGTCTCGATAGCGAAAGCATGGCCGTGCCTTATTGTTTGCCCTTCAGGATTGAAACTAAATTGGCAAAGGGAATTTATGAAGTTCGCAGGTATTCAAGCGGTGATCTTGGATGATAAGAACCGGCAGACCTGGCAGTCATTTTGGGAGATGAAGAATCAGCAAGGGCAACCAATGTGTAAAGTCTTCATCACAAATTATGAGAGCCTGAAAAAGTTCTTTGTGTCTGGTGTCAAAGAATCCAGTCGATTCACCCTGAAAAGTATTTGCTTTGATTCCCGCGTAGATTTGTTCCGGTCCGTAATAGTTGATGAGAGCCAGAAATGTAAGTCCAGCAAAACACAGCAAAGTAAGTTTGTCGAAGGGATATGTAAAGGGAAAGAATGGATATTTCTACTTACAGGTACTCCAGTAGTAAATAACAATACCGATCTCATTCAGCAGTTGAAGATATTGGATCGTTTAGATGATTTTGGAGGTTATAAGTATTTCACGGAAAGGTATTGTTCCGGAATCAGTAAATCAAGCAACTCAAAGGAACTGAATTGGAAATTAAGAAAGGCTTGTTTCTTCCGTAGATTGAAGAAGGATGTGCTCACTCAGCTACCGGATAAAACCAGAATGTATATTACAGTAGACATCACGAATAGAGATGAATACAATGTTGCTGAACGCAATCTGATTGAGTATCTACGTAAGTATAAGAAAGCCGATGATGAAAAGATTCAGAAGGCAATGAGAGGTCAAGTAATGGTACAGATGTCCATTTTGAAACAAGTTGCTGCCCGTGGAAAGATAAAAGAAGCTATTGAGTTGATTAATGATACGGTAGATGGTGGAAGTAAGTTGATTGTATTCGGGTTCCTGAAGGATGTAATAGGCAAATTGTATGAAGCGTTTCCGGATGCGGTTACTGTCACAGGGAAAGATAATGATGTGCAAAAGCAAAGATCAGTAGATGCATTCCAGACGGATGAGAAAACGAAAATCATTTTGCTTAACTACAAGTCTGGTGGTACAGGTCTGACGCTAACAGCCAGTTCAGATGTATTGTTTATCGAGTTCCCGTGGACGTATGCAGATTGTTGCCAGGCGGAAGACAGAGCACATCGTAATGGGCAAAAGAATGCGGTTCTCTGCCGTTATCTGTTGGGAAAAGGAACGATTGATGAATATATGTATCAAGTCATTCAAACAAAGAAGGAGATCAGCAATGATGTAACAGGAACGGATGATGTTGTGGAGGAATCAACAATAAGTAAGGAAGAGCAGATGTTAAACCTCGCTATGGATATGTTCAAGGATAAAATTTAGGAAGGGGATAATGATGAAACTAAGGTTGAATAGAGACAAGGCCCTATTAACTCCAGTTATTGGGGTATTCTGGGAAAATAAAAACAGAAATGGTGGATATCGATTGAGTGTATCTATCATATTTCTGTGTTTTGAAATCGAATTATTAATGTTCTAAATAAAAAGTGCTATGAGTAAACAAAACCCATTGAAAGAAGCTATCCAGTCTTATCTGGATAATCAGGCTAAAAAGGATGAATTATTTGCAAAATCTTATGCGAAGGAAGGTAAGAATATAGATGAATGTTGTTCCTATATTATGGGAGAAGCTAAGAAGAGAGGTAATGCCGTATGTATGTCCGATGAAGAAGTGTTCGGATTGGTTATCCATTATTATGATGAAGATGACATCAAGGTAAACAAGATCTCAGCTAACGTTAAAACCTCAGTTTCTACTCCAGTAGCCAAGCCAATTAAACTTACCGAAGAAGACAAGAAGAAAGCCCGTGAAGCTGCTATAAAACGTCTGACTGAAGAACAATATGCTTTACTCAGAAAAAAGTCGTCACGGGCCAAGAAAGAAGTACCCGAAGATCAACAAATGAGTTTATTCTAATACCATGGAACCAAAGACTAAATTACAGAAACAGGTGGTAGTGCTTCATTCTAAACTTCCAGTCATTACCGATTATCAAAAGAAATGGGCCGAAAAGGTTTGTTTCACTTTGGAAGGTTTCTACAGAGCTAAAAAGATATGGTGCACCGAGTGCGGAAACGTCTTTGAAGCCAAAGAATCGTACTTATCATATTCCTTATTAGGAACGCATTGTCCATGTTGTGGTAAGCACTTAAAGGTAACAAGTTGCCGGAAACTTAAATATTCACCTCAGCCTCAATATTTCACTATCATCACTACAATCCAAGGTTTCCAAGTACTAAGGCATTATGTTATTTCCAAGTCCTGTCGCGTTGGTCAACCTGCCGAATTGAAGATCAATGAAGCTGTTCAGAACTGGATATCTCCAAAAGGTATTGAAGTAATCATGTCCAGATCATCCAGCTATTGTTATGGAGCTTATGACCATTGGTATTGGAGTTCAGACATGGAAATACGGTCAGATTGTGGCATAAAAGATAAATACCACATTTGGGCCAGTTATATCAAAACCCTTCGTTTGCTTCCAAAACTGAAATACGCAGGAATTGATGATAATTATCATGGCATAATTCCTGATATTCTATTCAAGATGCTTCTACGATATCCATTTGTAGAAACGTTAATCAAACAGGGAGAAAAGGAATTATTGGAATATATGGAGTATAATATAACTCAGGTAGGAAAGTATTGGCCAGCGATAAAGATAGCAAAACGGCATGGTTTCAAGGTTAGCAAAAGAATTGATCTGAGAATGTATTTTGATTATCTGGAAATGTCTGACGCCATTGGAAGAGACCTCCGTTCACCTAAATATTTATGCCCCGCAAATTTAAAGAAGGCCCATGATGAGGTGATGAAGATTAAGATAAAGTTAGATGCTAAGATTGCAGCAGAAAAGAAGTTGCAACAGGCCTTAAAGGATGAGAAACTATACCAGAAGTTGAAAGGTAAGTTTCTGGATATCGCTTTTGGTGATGATCTTATACGGATCTGTGTTCTGCCCAGTGTCATGGATTTCTTGAAAGAAGGTATGGAAATGCACCATTGCGTTTTTGCTAACAAGTATTACAGAAAAGAGGATTCTTTAGTCATGTCGGCACGCATCGGTGACAAACGCATTGAAACTATAGAAATCAATCTGAGAACACTTGATATCGTACAGTCTCGTGGAGTATGTAATAATGTTACCGAATACCATGATAGGATTATCGGACTGGTGAAAAAGAACATCGGTTTAATCCGCAAAAAGATAGCATCATAATTAACAAAAAAAGAACTATTAAAATCACTTTAGCCTTGAAAGGATAACTCCGACTACAGTTGCTATAGCTCCAATAATAGCTGCTATATAGGATGCTCTTTCAAGTTTACTTTTTGTATTTGATTTAAAATTTATAAGGCTATTTGATGTGTTGAAAAAGTCAGAAGATTTGGTAGTTGTTTTCTTCTCAGCAAAATGCAAATGAGTTTTACATTGCGAAATTATTGGTCCGGCTTCATTAAATAATGAAGTCAATTTCGGTGAAGTAGTTTTAATACCATTTTTTTTTAATTGATGAATTTCGCAATTAATTTTATTGATGATTGGACCTATTTTATTATAAGTTGAGTCTACTTCAGGATCAATAACCAATGATAAATCCTTCTTAATGTCATTGAGGTTCTGAAATACAGAGTAAGTGTAAGTGCTAGAATATCCTCCGTTTCGAAGATTATCCATTAGTAAACTTATTGATGAAATGAGCTTGTCATAATTACCTTTATTCTTCATACTTAAAACAATAGATCATTTGCAATATTGCAAATGAAATTCAAAAATAACAATAAAAAATAATATGGCAAAAATTTATGTAGCAAGTAGCTGGAGAAATGTATTTCAACAGGACGTTGTAAATATTCTCCGTGATTTAGGACATGAGGTCTATGACTTTAAAAATCCCCCTCATGGCAATGGTGGTTTCAAATGGTCTGATATAGATCCTAATTGGCAGTACTGGACAACAGCGCAATATAGAGAAGCCCTCAATCATCCGATTGCACAAAAAGGATTTGATTCAGATTTCAACGGTATGCAGTGGGCTGATGTCTGCGTTATGGTTCTTCCTTGTGGTCGGTCTGCTAACACAGAAGCCGGATGGATGAAAGGTGCAGGTAAAAGGGTGATGGTTTACTCCCCGAAAAAGGAAGAACCTGAACTTATGTATAAGATATACGACTTCATAAGTGACAGTATGTTCAGAATCAATGATGAGATAAATAGAGTATAACTGAATAGATATGAAGAAAATACTACTAGTTCTTGCTGCCGCCTCACTGGTAGGCTGCACTACACAGAAAGTAGCACATGCGACTTTCAAGAGAGAGTATAAAGAGAACCGCTTTACGAAACAATTTCAGCAGGCAGATTCAGTGTTTAACGAAAAATGCAAAGGATATGGGATGTGATTGTTGCCCTAAGTCTAATTACGGACAAGAAAAATGCTCTGCCAATAGAGCTTATAGGGAAAGTTTCTGCGGTGTATTGCTTGATAACGAGCGGGAGAAATGGGAAGAAATGTCTCCTCATCGAAAAAAGGCTATCGCCAAGCGTAGAAAGAAGAACAAAAACAAAAAAACTCACAGGAGATAATCCTCAAAACTATAAAGAAATGAAGCTAAAAGACATAGTAAGCCAATTGGCTAATCGAATAAACCAACCTCATGTAATAGAGTGCTATTTACGGAAAGTATATGCGAAAGGTTACGAAAATGGGAGAAAAGAATCCCCATGGCATGAAGTCAGTGAGGAGCCGAAGAAAGGTGAGCATATATGCGTGCAAGTTGGTAGCGGGAACTTAACATCATGGTTTGCTACATCTAATATCAGAAAGGATTTTGAAGACTATAATGTTATCAGATGGGCGTATGTTTCTGATTTAATCAAAACAATAAGATATGAATGAAGATAATGAAAAACAAGTATGTAGCAAATGCGGTGGTAGACTTGCACTTGTCACGGGTACTTTCTTCTACAGCCCTCATGCTGAACCTTATGAATCAGGTATCCTTGAAAAGTCCATTGTTACGGAAAGTGAAGTTTGGATCGGTGCTTTTAAGTGTGATAAATGCGGGAATATCCAAGACTTTTTTATAGAGTAATTTATCTAATGATATGCAAATATGAAGCCTCAGACAGAAAGTCAGATTCAGAAAGATTGTGTAAAGTGGTTTAGGGAGAAGTATCCTACCATTGAACCACTTTTTTTTGCTGTGCCCAATGGTGGTGCAAGAAATGCCTGGACCGCAAAGATCATGAAGGACGAAGGTGTTAGAAAAGGAGTTGCAGATTTGATCTTGCTTTTGCCCAGATCAGGATATGCATTCTTATGTATTGAAATGAAGAAGCCAGGCGGAGAACAGAGTGAGAGCCAGATCGTCTTTCAGAGATTAGTTGAGAAGGTAAAAGGAAAGTATGTTGTCTGTCATTCGATGGAGGAGTTTGTAAAAGCCATTAGAGAGTATATAGGATGAGTTATATTGACTTGATAAACCAGTTCTGGCGGATGAATAGGATTGAGCCGTTCACTCCTACAGAGGTGTGTTTATATTTCTATTTATTAAGTCAATGGAATAACAAGGAAAGAAATAATATCGTAGAAATTAAGACAAGAGATATTGAGAGGGAAATAAACATCACGAAAAAAACAATTTGTGTGACCAGAAAGAAATTAAGAGATCGCGGCCTGATCGATTTCAAGGAAGGAGAAAGAAGATCTTCTGCCCCTGTTTACCAGATATTATATAATGTCGAGGTAGGCAGTCCGATGAGAACAGCAGAGCCACAAGCAGAAACGGTAATACCGGAGGATATCGAAGTAGATGAGATACCGGCACCTTCTCCGGAACCTACCCCGGTGTTTGAAGAACAGAAGCCGGATCAGAAGCCACCCAAGAGAAAGAAGATTGAGAAGCCTTTAGATGAGCTGTTCAAGGTGGCAAAACCAGAGAAGAGAAAGAAAAAAGAGTTTGTCCCTCCTACCTTACAAGAGGTAGAAGATTTCTATTCTGGACTTGGAGTAGTAGATGCAGAGGAGAAGGCACAACAATTCTATTTTCATTATGATAGTCTGGGATGGCATACGGCTTCGGGAGCCGTGATCTGGCGTTGGGACTCATTAGCAAACAAATGGTTATTGAACGATAAACAAAAGGAGAAACAGTATGAAAGCAATCGGAGCTGTAGCAAAAAGAGCGGTGAAGGAGATGGTTACAAGGAATCGCTCAATGAACGCTTTGCAGAGAGCGAGCGTAAGTTCTGGGAGAAGAACGGAGATCATTAAGTCCTTCGGTGGTCCGACAGAATTCGCCACGAGATTCAACCCTACCATTCAATGGAGGTTACGAGAGTGTGCTGCTGATTATGTCTCATGTAGTCAAATGAATTACCCTACGATGTGGGAGGTTCGTGAAGTGTATGGCATTGAAGTCTTGAGAGATTGGGTAGCGGTAATGATTGAGGATTTGAATGATTTTTGCAATGTAAGGGACAAGATGAAGTCAACGCAGAAGGATGAAGCGGCACATATTATCAGTTGCGAGTATGGCCATCTGAATATCGCGGAGGTTGCATTGTTCTTCCTGAAAGTAAAGTCAGGAACCTTCGGAGAGTTCTATGGAATCCTCGATACTGTCCGCTTGATGTCGATTATGAAGAAGTTCATGGCGGAACGTATGAAAGCATTAGCATCCTATTATGACAGGAAGGAAAAGGAAGATGCAGAGAGGGAGAGAGTGAAAAGGGAAGCCGAAGCAGTCCCACCCGAGATAGCCCGTCAGTGGATTAAGGAAGGGAAATTCTCTGAGACATTAAGTTTATTCTTGGGTGGGTCCCGATAGATTAATTAAGAGGTTGATTGTGTTATGAGAGCAAACGGATAGATGTGTATAAGCGTCTTTCTGTTTGCTCTTTATTGTTGTTTGCGTGCATTTGCAAAAAGATAAGAGAATGGAGATTTATACAAGTTATTTCGGAAAGCTTAAGCGATTACAGGAAAGTAATATTCTTCCAGTATCGATTAGTATTATCACTCCCCGTTGGTTTGGCGGGCGTACCTATGTAGAGTTAGCCCCCAGAAGAGGTATGTTAGGGCTTAGTTCAGATGAGTACCGTAAGGAATTCAGCAAGATATTGAAAATGAATTCTCCGATGAAGGTATACAAGGATTTGGAGATCATGGTAAGGAATGATAGAAAGGTAGCTATTGCTTTATTATGTTATGAGAGTCCGGAGAAATTCTGCCACCGTCATCTGGTAGCGGAGTGGTTCATGGAGAAGTTAGGAATTGAAGTGAGAGAGTTTGATTATGTGCCTAAGATCGAGGCGCCAGTACCAGAACAATTAAATTTATTCTAAATGAGTATGAAGAAGGTTGATGAAGATTTCAATGTAGAGATCAAAGAGTTACCAATTGATTTATTGGTGGAGAACAAAGGGCAGATTCCCGGAGTGCCGAAGAATCCGAGGAAGATATCAAAGCGTAGGTTTGAGGAGTTGAAGATGAGTATTGAGCGTTCCCCAGAGATGAGAAAGCTCAGCGAAGTAAAGGTATACCCTTTCAATGGAAAGTATGTAGTTCTGGGAGGGAATCAGCGTAAGAAGGCTTACAAGGAACTGGGATATAAAACAGTCTTATGTAAAGTTCTTCCGGAAGACACTCCCCCGGAGAAGCTCAGAGAATATATCATTCAGGATAATAATGCCTTTGGTGAGAATGATTTAGATATCCTTGCAGAGAATTGGAAGGCTGATGAGCTTACCGAATGGTGTATCGGTCTGGAGATTTATGAGAAAAAGCCGGAGCCGGATGAAGTAAAGGGAGATATACCATTCACAGAAGTATTGAATGAAGAGCATAATTATCTGGTATTGTATTTCGATAACGAGGTAGATTGGTTACAGGCAAAAACCTTGTTTGGTTTAAAGTCCGTGAAGTGTCTTTCTACCCGTTCAGATGGTAGCATCCCAAAAGGAAGAGAAAAATATTCAGTCGGCCGGGTATTGAATGGGCCTAATGCAATCAATGAGATTCTTAATCATAAAGAGAAAGGGACAACATGATAGAATCTGGAGGAATAGCAATAGTGCTTATATGTGCGATACCGGTAGTAGCGATCATTTGTGCTACAGTGACGAGAATATTTGAATTAAAGTATGGAGAAAAGGAAGAAAGAGATGAAGATATCAGTTAATGCACCCAGTTATAAAAGAGCGAATGAAGTTCTTACGTTGGCTTATCTCCCATTCTGTAAAGTTTGGGTAGATGAAGGAGAAGAGGATGAGTATAGAGAGCATTATCCGGATGCAGAGATCATCTCATGTCCGAAAGGTATTCAGGGAAATGTTGCGAGGGTAAGGAATTACATCTTACGTCAGGAGATGGCAGCCGGTTATGATGTGGTTTGTATTGTTGATGATGATCTCTACCGTCTGGAGAGATATGTTAAGCAAGAAGGAAGCCAATTTGGATACATAAAAGAGAAGATAGAGACAGATGATTTCCTGATGTTCATAGAAAAGTATTCAATCATTGCAGAGGATATCGGGGCAAAGTTCTGGGGAGTGAATATAAACACTGATCCAATGGCATACCGTCATGCATCCCCATTCTCTACCGTCTCCCCTGTATTGGGTCCTTTCCAGTGTTTCATGAAAGGGAACAGGTGTTTCTACGATGAAGCCCTTCCATTGAAGGAAGATTATGATATGACGCTCCAGCAATTAAATCTGGAGAGAGTCATATTGAGATTGAACGCTTACCATTATGTATGCAAGCAGTCTGTGAATGAAGGAGGATGCGCATCATACCGAAACAGGGAGCGGGAGAAACAACAGATAGAAGCTCTACGCCAAAAGTGGGGTTCTGATATTGTAAAGATGGATACAACGAATAAAGGTCGTTCAAAGAAAAAGAAGTTGGAGGATTACAACCCTATTATCCATATACCGATCAAAGGGATTTAAGGGGCTCAGGATGATTTCTATTCATTATGTGATAAATGATAAGGTTGGAGGATGAAGACATGAAGAAAGAGAAAGGAAACGGAAATTTAAAGCCATTTGAAAAAGGTAAAGTAAGCCGAGATCAAGCGGTGGAGGCTGGAAGGAAGGGAGGGCTTGCATCAGTAGAGGCCAAGAAGAAGAAAAAGAAGTTGAGGGAGCTATGTGAGATATTCGGTGAGTTACCGGTATATTCTGATAAGGCAAAGAAGCTGATGGAAGAGATGGGTGTCTCAGAGGAGGACATGACTAATAAGATGGCAGCAGTTATCGGTGTATTCAAGAAAGCTGCAGCCGGAGATGTCCAGGCATTCAACGCTATCCGTGATATCACTGGAGAGAAGCCAAAGGATGAGGTTGATTCAAAGGTGGCCACAAACGTGACTGTGAATTATGTGAAGTCAGGAGCAAAGTTTGCGAGTTCAGAAGATGAAGTAAATGATGAGCGAAAATGAATTGTTTGAGGTGTCCGACCTTTTCATGGCGAATAAAGAAACCGAAGAACGTACGGTAGTCAATCAGGGAGGAACATCCTCAGGCAAGACGTATTCTATCATGCAGCTTCTTTTTGAGATGGCAATGAATGAGCCTGACCTTGTGGTTACGATTGTAGGTCAGGACATACCCAACTTGAAGAAGGGTGCATATCGTGATGCAAAGACTATCCTAAACCAGTCTCCTATTCTACAGGTTTGGTTCCCGTATATCAATGAGAGCGAAAGGGTGATTCGGTGTATCAATGGTTCTGTATTGGAATTTACTTCATTCAAGGATGAACAGGATGCGAAGTCCGGTAAGCGTGATGTATTATTCATAAACGAGTGTGATGGTATTGCATACGGTATCTATTGGCAGCTTGATATGCGTACTCGCCGAAAGGTTTTTCTGGATTATAACCCGTCTGCTCGATTCTGGGTTCATGACAATGTGATAGGGAGAAAGAATGTGAAGCTGATCATATCTGATCACCGTTGTAACCCTTTCCTTTCTAAAGAAGAGCATGAGAAGATAGAGAAGATCGAGGATTATGAGCTTTGGAAAGTATATGCCCGTGGAAAGACTGGAAAGTTGAAAGGTTTGATCTTCCCTGAATTCCGGATCGTAGATCGAATGCCGGAGGTATTGGAGTGTAAGGGTAATTGGTATGGGTTAGACTTTGGTTATACCAATGACCCTACAGCATTAGAGAATATGAGGCTTGCTCATGGTGAGCTATGGGTTGATGAGCTATTGTTTGAGGCGGGATATGATAACCCGATGATTGCGCGAGTAATGAAGACCAACGGAATAATGCGGCGAGATGTGGTGATAGCAGATTGTGCCGAACCGAAGAGTATTTCAGAGATAAATAGTTTTGGATTTAATGTACGACCTTCATCTAAAGGACCAGACAGCATAAAGAATGGCATCCAGATTCTACAGAGGTATAAGATCAATGTTACCCGAAGAAGTACAGGAATTATCCAAGAGATGAAAAGATATAAATGGAAGGTTGATAAGAATGGGGTTATGCTGAATGTTCCAATCGAGGTTTGGAATCATGGAATCGATGCTATCCGCTATGTAAGTCTAAAGACCTTGAGTGCTCGTAGGGTTTCAAGTGGAGCGAAAGCTACCTATATGGAAGTTGATTGAGTTTACATAATGTCAGTTTTATATCATAAAATGAGAGTATACTATGAGTGAGGTATTGACAAAAAGAAAGATGATGAGTTTTGAGGAGTGGTTTAAGCTCCTATATCATGGGTATTTTGAACAGCCGTTTCAATTTGAACAATTGAGCAAGCCCGGATATGTAAGTGATAAGATAGTACCGAATGATCTGAATGATCTAACTTTCGGTCAGGTGGTAGAACTCCAAGGCATTCAGGAGGTGAATAGTATGTTCATAGTTCCTTTACGGGTGATTCTGGGAATGAGCACCGATGAAGTGATGCAGTCCAGTGCGACGGAGGTGGTCAGGTTCGCAGCATGGGCAGCCAGAGAGATGGAAAGAATAAACAAACTATTTGCATCAACGAATAGGAAGACCACCGATAAAGAGAGAAAGGCAGGTATTGAAAGCCTGAGATTCGGTATATTCGGGACAGTGGACTATTATGCTCAGCGTATGGGAATAAAAGATCATGAAGAGGTGATGTCTGTTCCCTGGATGAGAGTATATAAGTGTTTGCAGATTGATTCAGAGAAGGCTAAATATGAACTAAGATTGAGAAAAGTGTATGAAAGCGAAAACGGTAGAAAGTAAATTGAAGGAGATCGTAGAAAAGAAGTTCTCCGGGGTGTCGTATGTGTTCGATGATTGGAAAGCAATTGATCGCAAATTATCTAAGGTGTCATTGCCTGCAATTATTTGCGTTATGCCTATTTCTGGTGTGTTCACGTTCAACCATGGGCGTGTGAAGGATAAACCTAATTGCTATATTGTGTTCATGGATAAAGTGCCTAAAGATGCGGATGGTGATGAGAATGAGGTAATCTATTCATCTATGAAGGAGATGGCGAAGAAGTTTATTTCAGAAGTGAATAAATCAGGATACTTTGAAGCTGTCGAGGGCGATATTCCCTATGATGTAATCACAGAAAAGATGTCTGATATATTATCTGGTATAGGGGTTCCATTGTCGTTAAAGGAGTCGGCTTATAATTGCGTATGAGTAAGGAGAAACAGTTAGAGATAATCGGTGATGAGTTGGATTCGCTCATGCAGCGAGTTACAGCCAATCATATACGAGCCGGGCAAAAAGCATCAGGACGGACATTGCAGAGCATTAGAAAGCAAATATCAGATGCTGGTGGAGTGTTACTCGGTCGGGCTTATTTCGGAGTTCTGGAGACGGGTAGAAAGCCCGGTCCAGTGCCAGGTGGATTTCGTTTTGTGATACTGAAATGGATGAAGGATAAGGGAATCAGTGCCTCCCCTATTCCGTATGTCAGAGAGCCGAGCGCCAGATGGAAGCCGAAGTATACTCCACAGGAAAGAGGTGATCTGAGTTTGGCCGGAGCTATTGCATATCGTATCAGGAAGGAAGGTACAAGCTTGTACCGGAATGGAGGACGTGATGATATCTATTCAAATGAGATACCGAGGACGGTTGAGAACATACTTGATCGTATTATGACAGTATTCGCTAAAGATGTAGAATCAATAAATATAAATAGTATCAATGAGGAAGGAAGTGATTAACGGTACGACCGTAGAATATCCGGATGAAATATCTTTTTGTTTCAATCCGGTAGTAATAAATGTATCTGGATATACAGGATCAAGTATAGGGATGGCTGTAATAGATACACAGACAGGAAGTAGTCACACAGAAAAAAGAGAGATGTTTAGTTCTGGGTGTTTCTTTGATGCCTCGTTCTTTATGCAATCAGCTTTTGATTCAGTGGATTTTAAAGATGTGGATTATTCAGAAGCCAGTGCAAAAGATAGCAAAGTAGGAAAGCTATTTAAGGTTATATTGATTCTATATGCTTCGGATGGTTCTGATGATGGTAATTTCCAGTTTGAGACATTTGTTATTTGGGGGGCAATGAGGATCGGCGAAAGGTATAATGGTGAAAGAACATTAGTATGTTTCCGTAATCTGCCTTTTACGGTTGGCATGTATTCATCTGGTGAGGATGTCGCTAATGTCATTGTCAACGGAAAACAAACAGCATCCTATGAGTTATCAGAACAGAAAGTATGGAACATTGTACTTGAATTAGCAAAGGCAAATAGTGCAGTTATTGAGGTCCCTGGGAAAAAAGATGATTCAAGTGTATTCGACTATACGTTTGATTATACCTTCCATAAAGCTCTGAATGCTCCATCAAGGGTAAAATTGATATTAGATGATTGTACAGAGGGGATTTATCTCCGTTGGATAAATAGACATGGATTTTATTGCTATTGGCTTTTCAGAAAAGGAGATGAAAGTCAGCAAGTATCAGATGAAGGAGAGTTCATACGTAATAATATGACAGATTATAACTATGTGAATGGCTATCATGGAGGAAGTGGAAGACAACAGAGGAAGACAGGAAGTAATACTTTGAATATATGTGCTCCACTTGTGGATCGTGATACGTATGATTTCCTTTTTCAGCTCGCATTGTCTCCTGTCATTGATATGTATATGGGATTTGGCCCTGATGAGATAGACCGATGGATGGGTGTTAATGTGTCTGTTGGGACATACACGAAAACCCGTGCTGATCTACAAGATTTTATAGCCGCTATTATTTTACCTGAAACAAGAGTACAAAACTTATGAGAAACGATTTATTATTTATTGATGGTGAACTGGTGGATCTGGATGATAGTACCAAGATCACATTGAACTATAAGAGTAATCTCTTTACTGATCTGAGTAAGATTGTGAGTAATAACAGCTATACAATCAAGTTACCAAAGACGGTGAGGAACCAACGGATTATTAAGCATTCGGATTTGCCGGCATGTATTACGGATTATCCGAGAAAGTTCCATTCGGCAAGGTATTTCAGGAATGGGATTGAGATTATACCGAATGGAAAGGCCGTGTTTATGTCTGGATCAGATTCTTTTGAAATAGCTCTAACATGGGGTAATATTAGTTTGCTGTCTGGTATTGTCGAGGACGATAAGACCTTGAATGATTTGAAAGATAGTTATCCTGAATATTATATTATCTGGAAAAGAGAGATCAGTAATTATCAAGATTCAGCAAATTTTATCATATCTGATATGAACATGGGTATTAGGAACTATGATACAAAGAATTATATTCATCCATGTGTCCGGGCGAGTTGGATATTGGAAAGGATATCCCGGGATAGCGGTATCAATTTCTTATTTCCGGCAAATATCATAGATAATCTTATTAGCAAGCTCCTTGTTCCGATGTTGACCAAGAAAGGAAAGGGAGAAGATGATAATAATCAGTTTGGAATTAGTTATGAGTATGACAATGGAACACGACCAAATCATAATTATGGCTATGTTTTGAGCGCTTTAGCATCAACTTACAAGAAAACTGATTATTTGGAAACAGTTGGCCTTTATAAAAACAAATATGAGGGAATGAAAATATTGAAGAATAATACAAAGATTCATATTAGAGGGAGAATGTTCTGTAAGCAATCGCTAATCCCCCTTTCTATTTTGTCTTGTCATCTTTTATCTTTGCCCCATAATAAATCCATAACTTATGAAACAAAAGAACTTAACTTTA